AGATACCAGCAACACCGCAAAATTTTAATGGGAGTTCAACTGATAACAACATCGATTTCTTTAGAGGCGGGGCGAAGGACAACATATGGAACCCTAAACTGAAATGCTACAATTATGATGTGGCGGAACCTGTAACAAACTTGACTTTCAAGACACCACAAGATTTCAATGACCAGACAGGTGTGTATGAACTGACGTCAGAACCCACAGGAGTGTTTTCAGGTCTATACAAGGTCACACAGGTTGAGCATAATTTCACAGATGGGAAATTTACACAGACACTCACGATGGTTAGGTTCAACAATCAAGATAAACCTGCAACACCAACTAGTAATGAAAAAATAGTCAAGAAAGACGGTGTAATAACTAATGTGAAAAATCCAATACAGTTATCACGTGAGACGGAAAATATTTGGAAAATTAGAGAAAATGATGGGATGGCATAATGTCGGGATATGATTATTTAAAAGGACACGCTTCAACATCAAAAGCACCAGGCGAGGATAAGTCATGGGCACAAGGACAGCCGGGCCCATTCATTGGCGTTGTTAAGAATAACGTTGACCCATTGAGGATGGGAAGACTGCAGGTGAACATTCCTAACCTTAGTAAAACAGCAGATCCAATCAGCAGTAACTTAATCACATGCGAATATCTTTCACCGTTCTTCGGTGCCAAGGATGTAAAATACAACTTACCCGGATCAACAAAGTACGAGGACAGCCAACACAGTTATGGCTTCTGGGCGGTGCCACCGGACATAGGCACAAGGGTGCTTGTGATATTTGTAGAGGGCAAGTTGGATCAGGCATTCTGGATAGGTTGTGTGCAAGATGCTGTGACCAATCACATGGTGCCAGGTATAGCCGCTAGTGAGAAAACATGGGACAAAAATTCAGGAGGTCCTGCAGGACAGTTCAGTAGCGCCACTGATAAGCAAAGCACATATGGAACAAAAAATGTGCCTGCAGGAGAGGTCAACAAGCAGAATCCATCTTCAAATCCTGCATTGAACTATAATAGTTTTAACAAACCAATACACCCATTTGCAGATGTCCTCAAAGATCAAGGACTGTCCGCAGACGATATCAGAGGCACCACAACAAGTTCCGCTCGTAGGGAGACACCAAGCAGTGTGTTTGGCATAAGCACACCAGGACCAAAGGACACAAGTACCACTAAACAGTACGTCGGCACAAAAGACATCAGGAAACAGGATTTCGTCACAAGGAAGATAGGTCACACGTTTGTTATGGATGACGGAGATGTTGACGGCAACAACCAATTGACTAGACTGAGAACGGCAAGTGGACACCAGTTGTTGATGCACGACACAGAAGGTGTCGTGTATTTGGCCAACGGGTCAGGCAAGGCGTTTATTGAGATGGACAAGGACGGTACGATTAGCGTTTATTCAGATGGCGGAATAAATTTTAGGACCAGTCGTGATTTCAATTTACACTCAGAGACCAACATAAATTTCCATGCCAAAGGCACGATCAATTTCACTTCTGAAAATCACCTGGCGCTGAACGCGGAAGGTTATCTTTTTGCAATGGGAGAAAAAGGTGTGTTCAGCAGTGCCCAGAAAGGTGCTGTTAGACATTATGGCAGGGATGGCATTAGTTCATTCACGGATGGAACGCAGTTGCACGGTGCGAAAGGCAGGATAGACTTGGCAGGGGACACGGTGCATTTCAATTCGGTCGGCGCCAGCGAAGTATGGGGTCCTAAATGGTTGAAGGCAGATGCGATTGGCATAAAGGTTACAGAAGGCCTAATAGACATAGACGACGATGCTCCATTATCACGTGGAAAACCGAACAAGATTGACAACAGGACAACAGTGACAGATTTTGTTACGCATGAACCTTATGACAGACAGAGCAGTACTGCGAGGACCAAGAAGTTCATAAATGAAGCAATGGAAGAAATCAAAAAATCTAGTCCTGAATTATCAGCAACAGAATTGAAAGTGATTAAATCTGAATTGCTAAAACAACCTAGCATAAAAGCAGTCTCAGAAAAATTAGGCAAAGTCGTAAAACTGAATGACAACATCAAACTTCCTATATCCAATCTAAATACCTTGGTCAGTAAGGCCAACAATATACAGAAATTGATTTCGGATCCGAAGGGTGCCGCAATGAGTTTCATTCATGGTAAGATAGCATCAATCAAGAGTCAGGCAATCAGTGCTGTGAGGAGTTTCTTTAGATTTTAAGAAGTAAATATAGCATATGGCATACGGAGATTCAGGTTCAGGTTCAGGTTCAGGTTCAGGTGGTCTACAAAACGGATCAGTGACTTTCAAAGGCTTTAGTTCACGTGCGGACAAAAAGAACTTCAAACTATATGATTTTGAAGTGGCAAAGCAAGATCTCATCAACAGGTTATCTGTGCGTAAGGGCGAGCGCGTGGAGAACCCGGAATTCGGCACAATCATATACGACGCAATCTTTGAGCCATTCACGGAGGCACTCAAAGACGCCATAGTCGATGATGTTACTGCTAACCTCAACGCAGATCCAAGGATAGCAACAGAAGAGATCTTGGTCTCAGAGGCCGACAAGGGCATAGCCATACAGGCCACAATAAAATATGTGCCATTGAATATTACTGAGAAATTGAGGTTCAACTTCGATGAGAATTCTCTGTTACGCCTATCTTAATATACGCACTTAATTTAATATATAAATACCCATACAAACAGTATGGCCACTACAGATAGACAGAACAGATTATTGGTTGCGGAAGATTGGAGGAAGATCTACCAGGCTTTCCAGCAGGCGGACTTCAAATCATATGACTTCGAGACGCTACGTAGGACCATGGTGGCATACCTACAAGAGAACTACCCAGATGATTTCAACGATTTCGTGGAGAGTTCTGAATACGTTGCACTCATAGATCTTATCGCCTACATCGCACAGGCTCTTTCGTTCAGAGTTGATCTGAACGCAAGGGAGAACTTCCTAGAGACTGCGGAGAGAAGGAATTCGGTGCTAAGATTAGCAAGGTTGATCAACTACAACGCCAAGAGGAACCTCCCAGCCACAGGCATGCTGAAGATAGATTCCATATCTACCACACAAGATGTGTCTGACAGCACAGGAACAAATCTAGCCAATCAAAACATTATCTGGAATGACTCTGCAAACGCAAACTACAGAGAACAATTTACAGCAGTATTAAATGCCGCGAATCAAACAGGACAACTGTTTGGAAACCCAAGGGAGTCAGGGACGATCGGTGGCATCGACACTGAGGTTTACACGTTAAGTTCCAACCAGTTGGATCTACCTGTGTTCAAATTCCAGAAGTCCGTGGGAGGTATTTCGAGATCATTTGAGATAGTACCAAGCACAATCAATGAATCAGAATCGATCTACGAATCTGCTCCTGTTCCAGGGACAGGTTTAACATACACATATCGATCAGATGGATCTGGTGACAGTTCAAACAACACAGGATTCTTTTTCTTGTTCAAACAAGGCACACTTCAGCAGTCAGAATTCACTGTTGAAACGGCAGTGACCAATTTTGTCAAAGAACTGGATGAGCCAAACGTAAACAACACCGATGTCTGGTTGTATAAATTAGACCAATTCGGACAATTGGCAGAGTCTTGGACAAAGGTACCATCACTGTCGGGCAATAATGCAATTTACAACTCGTTGTCTAAAACTGAAAGGAACATCTTCAATGTGGTGACCAAGAACAACGATGCAATAGATCTAGTTTTTGGTGATGGCAACTTCGCAAACATTCCGCTGGGCAATTTCAGGACCTACTACAGGGTCAGTGACAATGCCAAATATGCTATACAGTCGGCAGACATGCAGGGCATACAGTTGACTGTGCCTTACACAGATGCCAATGGTGCACAACAGACTTTGACAATGAGTTTAAGCCTGAAAGCAAGTGTGTATAACTCCGCGGCAACAGAATCAAATGACTCCATCAAGGAAAAAGCGGCGCAGGTCTACTATTCACAGAACAGGATGATCACAGCAGAAGACTACCAAGTGGTGCCTCTGAGTGCATCACAGGAGATCGTCAAAGTGAGATCAGTCAACAGATCAGCATCTGGAATATCAAGGGCCAAAGAGATCTTGGATCCAACAGGTGCCTACTCTAATGTAAGCGTGTTCGCGGAAGATGGCATTCTCTACAGGGAGGAGTCGGTACAGCAATTTACTTTCAACTTCAACAACCGGAGCGATATACAGTCAACCATTGACACATCAGTCGAGGCCAAACTGAAACAAGCCTACGCCAGGCAGTTCTACTACCTAAAATATGGCACAAAGGATGTGAGCACACTTTCAGCCACATGGAACTCCACAACCACATCAACCAACACCAACACAGGATACTTCACTTCAGGCGGTGCTCTGGTCATAGGTGACTTTGCGACTTCAAACATGAAGTTCGCAAAACCAGGGGCGTTGGTCAAATTCACGTCACCAGACACTAGGAAATTTTTGAATGGAACTTTAGTGACCACGGGCACGGACAACGCGGAAGACAGGGCATGGGCCAAGATAGGTGCAGTGGTGCTTGATGGTGCAAATGCCGGCACCGGAAATCTTGAATCCGGGGTTGGTCCTGTGACACTTGCTGACATAATACCACAAGGTGCTGTGGTAAACGCAATCATTCCAAACTTGACCACTTCTTTCTCCACCACACTCGAGGCAGACCTACTGGAGAGGATAGAAGCATATGAGGAATTCGGCCTTAGGTATGACGTTGATTCAGAGACATGGAAGGTCATCACATCAACCAACCTAAGCACCAGTTCGGTGTTCGATCTTGCCAGTGCTGGATCAACAGCGGGCACGAACGCAGACGCCAGTTGGTGGTTCAAATTCACCAATGACGGAAACACCTATACTGTGCAGTACAGGAAATTGGACTACATATTTGAATCTGAATCTCAGAACAAGTTCCATTATGATGTGGAAGAAAAAATTTACGACTACACAACAGGTAGAAGCGTAAAAGACACTGTGAAAATACTCAAAACCAACAGTATAGTATCATCAGGCAACAGCGTTGGATACCCTATCACCTGGCAGGTTGTAGATGTGGTCACAGAGGCGGATGGTTTTCAGGACAACAGGAAGGTCAATGTGGGATTCTTTGATGCGGACGATGACGGCGTTGTTGACAATCCCGAACTATTTGACATCTACGTTGAACCCACACTATCTGAATCTACTAAATTCGTGTTTTTTGAAAAATACACATCATATGATAACATCGAGAGATTCAGACCGTATGCTTCAAGCAACTTTGTGGTAGCAAAAAATGAAGCAGACATTGATCTCAACACCTCCACTTACGCGGATGGACAGTTGTTCTACTTCTATGACAGCGCGGAGGACGTGATAAAGAGTTACAGTACCGCAACCAGCACATTGAGCACCACCACGGACTACAGGGCAAGGAGAGGCAGGAGCTCAATCAGTTTCCAATACAAGCATCATGCAGGTCAGGAAACTAGGATTGATCCAAGCGTGTCCAATATAGTGGACGTGTACATGTTGGAGAGGACATATGACAACCTATTCAGGATTTGGTTGCAGGAGGGCGGAAGCAAACCAACAGAGTCAACACCAGACCAGTTGAGGATCGCGTATTCAGGAACGTTGAACCCCCTAAAATCACTGTCAGATCAGATCATATACCATCCTGTGAAATACAAGATACTTTTTGGATCAAACGCAGAAGAACAATTACAAGCAACCTTTAAAGTTGTCAAAAATCCAAAGACCAATGTGTCAGACGCAGTTATAAAGACCAGAGTGATTGCGGCAATTAACGAATTCTTTGCTTTGGATAATTGGGATTTCGGAGACACTTTTTACTTTACAGAACTAGCCGCATACATACACAATGAACTTGCACCAGATCTTTTAACAGCAGTGATTGTGCCCAATCAATCAGGACAGAGTTTTGGGTCTCTGTTCCAGATAGATTCCGCGGCGGACGAGATTTTCATCAGTGGGGCCACCGTTGATGATGTGTCAATCATTACAGCACTAGGAGCCAACCAATTGGCGGCTTCCGGCACTGTGGTCACATCAACACCAACTGCAACGACAAACACAACGACAGGATCAGCGGTATCAGGCTCTACTACATCAGGTTCGGGATCAAGTTCCGGCAGTAGTGGGGCAGGGTACTAATGGCTGATAATCCTACCAACGCACTTACCAACAACGAAGTTGTCAAGCAAGGCACCAACGAGTACAGGAGGACTGTACAACACCTACCCGCTTTCTACAGGACCGATGCCAACCAGAGGTTCCTTGCCAGCACGATGGATCCTTTGGTACAGAAAGGCGCACTGGAGAGACTGGACGGTTTCATAGGCAGACAGGACGCCTACACTAGGAAAGTAGGTGACAGGTATATCACTGCCACGAACAGCGATAGATTCGCATACCAACTGGAACCTGCTGTTACCTATACAGACAGGGACACAACTTCTGTGAATCCTGAAGACCAGGTCAAGTTCACGGCCACATACGATGACTACATAAACCAGATCAAGTATCTTGGCGGCAAGGTCAACAACCACGACAGGCTGAACAAGGAAGCCGTGTACAGTTGGAATCCTGCTATAGATTACGACAAGTTGGTCAACTACAGAGAGTACTACTGGATGCCAGATGGACCCGGAGCGATAGAGATAGATTCGGTTGGACCTAATGCTGTTGTGGAATATTCAGTTGAGAACTTGGCACAAGGTGCCTACAATTTTACACAGAGGGAGAACGAGAACAATCCCATACTGACACTATACAGAGGCAACACATACAAGTTTAATGTCAATGCCAAAGGACATCCTTTCTGGATAATGACGGAACCCTACAAGAGCAAGGTTTCAGCGGATGGGTCTACTTCCACAATATTTGACACAGGTGTTACAAATAATGGCGCGGATTACGGCACGGTAACGTTCACCGTACCCACGACGGGTGCACCAGACACTTTATATTACCAGTGTGGCCACCATGATGCCATGTACGGTATCCTGCAGATAAGAGACATCACCAGCACGACCGCGATCAATGTGGATGATGATATCATTGGTGCTAAGAACTACAGCCTACGTACTTTGGATCTATCCAATGGAATGAAGGTGAAGTTCAAGAATTCTTTAGTGGCAACCGCATACCAGGACAAGGAATACTACGTGGAAGGTGTTGGCGATGCCATAACTCTGTCCGACGTGGAGGATCTGATCACACCAGGCAGTTACGCAACGGAGACAACAATACAATATGATTCGGTGGGTTATGACTCGAGGCCATACGCAAAGGCGTTCTACACTCCGGAGTCAAAGGACTACATCACAATCAAACGGGATTCGAGGGATCAAAATGCTTGGTCGAGATACAACAGGTGGTTCCACAGATCGGTCATTGAGGAGACTGCTAGGATAGGAGGCTACACGCCCGTGCTCGACGAGGACGACAGGGCCAAGAGGCCGATCATTGAATTCGATTCTGGTCTCGCACTCTACAATCACGGCACGGTGGCAAAGAGATCAGTTACACTTTATGACACAGTCACGACGGATGCGTTCAGTGAAGTTGTTAAACAGACCGGATACATCGTTGACGGACTAACACTGGCAGACGGCATGAGAGTGGTGTTTGCCGCAGACACGGATCCAACGGTAAAGGACAAGATATATGATGTTAACTTTGTCACAGCGGGAGATTCAACACAGGTCATTAACCTTACTGAGGCATCTGATGCCACGCCCGCAAACAATGATTCTATATTCATAGAGTTTGGAACGACCAACCAAGGAAAGACTTTCCGATACGACAGTGCTACGGAGTCCTACATAGAAGCACAACAGAAGACAGGTGTGAACCAACAGCCATTGTTTGGCATGTGGGACAATGACCATGTGTCTTTTGATGACGCCACTACGTATCCCAATTCAACTTTTGCAGGGGCAAAGGTGTTCTCATTCGCAACGTCAGACTCCGCAATAACTGACACCGTGTTGGGGATCAAAGTCAAGTACAACACAATCAACAATATTGGAGACATTGTGTTTGAATCAGATCACACTTCAGGCACGTTCACCTACAAGAGTGGCACGACCACTGTCACCAAGCAATTGGCAGAGGGACACTTGCACTACACCACAGGCAGGTCAACACACAATTCAAGAAGTGCTTGGATAAAGAGAACGAATGACAGTAAGCAACGTGTGGTGAGGACTTTCATAGTGGACGAGACAGAGAAACAGTTGTTTCCAATTGACTTCTATAAGGATTCAGCGGATCTTACAGATCTGCAAGTTTCCGTATCAGTGAATGGAAACAGGAAAACACTGTCAACAGATTACACACTTGAGACAGGAACAAAGAACAAATACGTGAAATTCAACACAGCATTGCAGATAAATGATCAAATCAGGATAGCGGCTCACAGCAGTGCTGACAAGATCGAGGGCAAAGGCATTTACGAAGTTGCTGAAAACCTCGCAACCAACAGCCTAAACGAACAGTTGGGCACATTCACCTACGGACAGATATTGAATCATGTCAGAGACATATTTGACAAGAATCAAGATATCACAGGTGCCGTTCCAGC